AATGCAGCCGTAGCTGTGGATATTGCAGCACTGACTGTTAATGGGTCTATGGTACACCTCCTTAGTCAGCGTCTTTAATGGTAAGTGTACCTGCTTTGACTTGTTTCATAGCTTCGTCATAATAGCGATTGCCTACAACTGTAGGAATAGACAGTATTCTGCCATCTACAGTACATGATATGCTAATATACGGCTCAGTCTTTTTCTCTTCATCCATGTAATCTTTAACATATTTTGCGTTTTTAAATTCCATTTTATAACTCACTTTCAAAAGCTAAATAGGCTGATGTTGAATCCCTAGCTATAGCATTAGCTCCTCGTCCTGCTGTTAAAGTGCCAGAACCTGTTGGAAAAGTTACAGCACTCCCCCAAACACTTGGATTATTAATTGTAGGTACATCCGAAAGAGCAACAGTATCTATAGAATAAGCATAAAATGTATCTGCCGCTGTTGTTTCTAAAACTGGAATATGGTTCATTTCAACAGGAAAATTTTGATGCAACCTAGCGGCAGTAGCGGAGGCATTATGCCCTGAACCCCAATACGAGTAAGCACTCCCTGCTTGCCGTTTTAAATAGTACCTTTGGCACTTTCTAAAAGTAGCCTCATATGGTTCATGCTCAAATTCCGTAGCCTTCTCGCCAATCTCAAGTTGCACTCCAGTAAGGAAGAATGTTCTGCTAGTGCTGTCAAAGAAGGAGGTTGCACTACTATTACCACGATTTGCTGTTGTAGCACTTGCCCAAGCAGATGAATTTGTAGTACCAGATGTAAAGTTTGAACCATCGTGTAGATGTATTGCTAACTGAAGACTAAGAGCATTATCATCATCTAAAGCACCTGTAGTATCAGCAGGAAAAGTTAATTCTACTCTACTCCAAGAAGTTGTAACAGAAAATGTTTTACTTATTTGTCTAGTATTATCCGCATCATATAATTCTGCCACATAGGTTGCACTAGCATTTCCTTTAACATAAAAACTTGCTGTTATAGGTTTTGCATCTGCTGTTCCTTTAGCAATAGACTGAAGATTTTGTCCTTCCATCCTATGTTGCAAATGGAAATACTCAGTAGCCGCTACTGATGTATCAGCCGTAGTACAGCTTAATTTTAAACAATTAGCAAATCCACTAGGACCATCAGCAATTATAGCACTTGTAAATCTTCCTGCGGTGTTGCCTAACGAATGACAAAATCTGTCAGCAGTATTATAAGTAGCACCATCCGCACCAAGACCTGTAGTTGACGTACCTCTTTGTGCCACGTTCATATTTCCATTTATGATAAAATTCTTTGCCGCTAACGAGCTACCATTGTTCACATTGGCAATTAGTGCCGCTAGTTCTGCCGCTTTACTCATGCTAAATCTCCGTGTACCGTAACGGCATTATCTGCATCTTGTGCAGTACCATTATTATCTGCAAAACTTATCCTATAGCTAGATGTTGCTCTTAATTTATTCCACACAATTCTAGTATTATCTTCAGCACCAGTAGGCACAGCAGAAAAATTTGTGTTACCAAGATTAGTGCTTACAGCATAACTATAATCCCCTGTACCATTATCTGTACCACCAGATACATTTAAACTATCTGCAGGACTTGCAGAACTACTGGCTAACACCCATGATTTAGCTAAACCCTGCTGTAGATTAGTCGTAGTGCTATTACCTTCACCTGTGACTGCAATGCTACCTGCTGTGCTAACTCCTGTGAGTGTATTTACTTTGAGTTCAGATGCCATTACTTAGCCTCCAGTACCGCTATACGAGCCTCTAATTCCTGTATGGTTTTAACAAGAAGTGGTACTAATTTTGACTGGTCGATGCCTTGTGGCTCAATATTTCCATCTTTATCTACAGCGTCTTTTTTACCAATAATAGCTTCTGGCACAATGCTACTTACTTCATGGGCTAAAAATCCATCTACTGTTGTATCTTTGTCTGCCTTGAAGTTAAACCTACTTGGCTTGAGTTGTTTTAACCTTGATGTAGCATCCCAATCTGTAACTACATTTTCTTTTAAACGATAGTCTGAAGTTGTATTGAAGGAAGTTGATGAGCCGTTGGTAGTTATTGAACCTATTGCGGAACTATCTCTATAAAAATACATCAAACCACTGACATTAGACCCAGTTTTGAGATACATAACTGCATATCCACCTGCTGTATTTGTATGAAAATATCCTGCATAGCCATCAGTTGTTCCTGAGTCAACCGCAAGTTTAGCATAGCCATAAGCTACTCCCATCTCTACAAGGCCTGCACTGGTTATTCTCATACGTTGTGCAACACCCGCACCAGACTTAGCAGTAGCAAAAACTAACGTACCTACACGACTAGTACCAGTTCCATCAGCATCACCATGAACACCATAAATAGCCGAATCAATTCCACCTGCACTATTTTCAAAGTATAGGGTAGAGTAATTACCATCTGTCGTACCTGTGTTTTTAAGAGATAATGCCGCACCTGCACCTGAATCTACGTTAGTGGTGTTTTCTGAACTTGCTAAAGTAGTATGTGTAGTTGCAGTAGCCGCAGAAGTAGTCCCTAACATTAATCTACCAGTGCTATCAATACGCATACGTTCTGTATTTGCTGTCTTTACTGCAACAACATCGTTTGTTGAGAGGTCAACTCCGCTATCGTTGTCTCCACCTTCGTTATGTATTTTGTCTACTCTAATTTCACTTGTCATTTATTTATCCTATTAAATATCCTTCAAAACAAGGGTCGTATTGGGGGTTTGTATCAGAGTATGCAAACTCACCACCTATATTTACTTTAATTTCGTCACCTGAACTTAATAGTGAAGTGGAGTTTCCAACAAGAGTAGCATGGAAATTAGTAGCCGCACTATAAAAATAAAATCTACCTCCAGGCAAAGCACTACCATTCAAAAGAAAATCGCCATACGGATACTCACCAGCGGTATTTGCACTACCAGTGTTATTAGTAGAAGTCAAACACCTAAACATAATATGATAAAGACCAGTAGTAGGGACAGTAAATATCCCAGTTGATGTATTATAATTCCCACCAATATCAAAGTCTTCTGTTTCAAACACTAAAACTCCAGTGTCACCATGACCACCAGTTGAACCTGCAATTCTAGCTCTAAAAGCAGGTCTATCAGGTGTTAAAAAGCCTTGACCTGTTCTACCTTCAATGTTGTCTAATACAAGTTTACTTGTCATACTATACTCCAATGTCCTGCAACAGTTACAGTGCTGGATGAATTAATTGTTATTGGTCCTGCCGATAATCCATTTGTACTACTATCTATACTTATATCTGTTTCTACTGTAGCACCATTAGTTCTGATGATTGAGTTGTTACCTAAGAATGGATAGCGTGTATCTGCCTGTGTCTTAGTGTAGCTATCAGCTACGTCAAACACATCGTAGACTACCATCTCAACTACGTCATTAGCTGATGCTGAACTTTCTAGTACAACTGTTGTACCTGTCGTAGCGGTATAGTCGGTTGAAGGTTTGAGTAACACCCCATTTTGATAAACGTCCATATACAAACTATCTGGATAGCTAAGTGTTAGCGAATTGCTATCACTGCCACTAAAAGAAGTCTGTGCTGCAGTCGCTTGGTATATATAGCGATTACGGACTGAGTTCTTTGGTGCTTTACCTATGTATGGCATTACTTCTCTCTATCTGCTCTGTTCTTATAATCACTTCTTGCCGTAACTAATTTTACAAAGTCTGCTTGATTGCTTGGGATTGGGTCTGTAAAACTACTGTCGTTCATCAGATTTGTTGTCCACTCTGACTGCATCCTTTTCCATGCGTTATTTACTTTTCCTGTCATTGCCGCTTGTAGCCACGCATCTAAGTCTAGTAAATCGTTTTTTAATATTGTTTGTTCTGTGTCTGAAAGTTCCACAGTTAATGTTAGTTTTGCCATTTGTTTCTCCTTAACATGCTAAAAAGCCACTAAAAAAACTATTAGTTTGTACATCCATTTGTGAAGACCCTGAGTTATGCAGGTCAAGCCTAACATATGCTGTGTCACTTGCATCCATGTCTGCTAAAATAGCTAGCTTAAATACAAAATAATGTAAGTCACCACTAAAATCTGGTTCTATTATGTCGTAGTAAGTTCTGTTAGATGTAAGAAGAGTACACTGCACCCAACTAGTAGCAGTATCCAAATGTTGAACATATATATGAACATTTAGCTGATATCTACCTGTTACAGGAGCGGTAAAAGTATTGGATGCAAAATCTCCATTTTGGTCATATATTTCTGTTCCAAATACTATAGTCGTATCTGCATTTATTGGAATATTATCTTGAGAAGATGCAGGTTGTACTAAAAAAGCAGGTTGTAATGGCTTGGTCATAATACCATCAGTATCTAATACTAAGGTATTACTCCCTGCTAGAGTTGTCTGAGTACCTAGTCCTCGTCCTGTAACTTGTGTTAGTGCCATTTACTTATCCTTATGCGTAAGGGCTAGTACCCAATGTGCTTGTATCCCAAGCTGCTTTTAGCTTGGTAATATTATCTGCCGCATCTATAGCAGAGGTAGATGTTGCATCTCTCAATGCTTTCTTCTTTGTAACACACGCTGATTGTGCAGAACTATCTCCAGCTTCTAATGCTTTCATATAAACAACATCTTCAGCGTCTAATAGAGGTTGACGTACACTCCTAATTTTGTCTTTGAAGATAGCTTTTGCCTTTGTCATATCCTCTGTAATAACATCACCGTTCAGGACCCACGCTCCTCGAAAGTGTCGGTCAGAAGGTTTCGTTACACTTGAGGCATCTGCCGTATTGCCCTTCATGTCTGTGATATAAGATTTCGTCATAGTTTTACTCCTTTATGCCGCTACTTCATTGTTTATAACAAGATCCTCGCTAATTTGCCAAGCATTTCGCCATTCACGAGTTCCAGGTAATTGATCTTTCTTACAGATCACCATCTTGGGTTTGTTCGATTTATCCCAATCTCTCCACACCGTTTCTGGTATATCCTTCATTATTAAATATTCTATTGCTTCTTCTTCTGTCATAGCGTCAATAGGTTTCATATTGTGTAGAAGCTCTGGACCTCGTGTATGCTTTACAAAGTCAGGCTTGTTTTCATCTTTCTTCAGTTCCCAATAGGATTGTACTGGTGGTAGTATCCCACCCTGTAATGCACAAGCCATCCAGTTAGGGTCTGGGTGTGTAACTTTAGCAGGGTTTTCCATATCGTTAGGGTCTTCCCATACTATGCAATACTCACTCCTGTAAGGCTCTAGCTTTTCTTTCGCCCAACATAGACGCTCCCACAAGTGTGTGCCTTGAAACTCTGGTGTTTCTATTGTCATGCTAAGTCTCCGTGAATTGTTACTGTAGCTATTACAGCATCAGCATAGTTCATAGTATCATGTCTATTAGTGGCATGTCTCATACTGGTAGTTGTAAATGTGTCATCAATTACACCGCCAAGAAAACCGAAGTAGCTATTTACTCTAGCAAATCCACCATTCGCTTGGTTTACAGAAGCCATAGCATTACTGTAGGTATGAGTGTAATCTCCTGTTCCATTATCTGTTATTGAACCAACATTAAAGCTGTCTCTAATTGCGATTGTGCCTGTACCATTAATGTTATTCCACACTTTAGCCACACCATTAAATACATAACTCGTATCTATAGACTTCTCAGTGCCAGTATTTACTTGGTCAGACGTTGTGAGCGTGTCAAATGCTATTGTTCCATGTGCTACCATTATGCTAAGTCTCCATCTACACTAACAAAATTTAATTCCGCATCTTGATAAGCACCTCCTGACTCAAAAGAACCTAAACTTGTATTAGAAGCTGTATTACCTGTCATGCTACTATGAGATGTTCCCACAGGACAAAAAGCCGATGAGTTGAAATTATTAGTAGCATTATACGCATTACTATTTGCAGTAGGACAATGATTTGCACTTGCCATATTTGATGTAAAATTTATATCGTATTGACCTGTTCCTTGGTCAGTTAAAGTACCACAATTAAAGCTATCCCTGTGTGCGATAGTTCCAGTGCCGTTAAAATTAGTCCACGCTTTAGCTAATCCCTGTTGCATATTCGTAGTTGTAGAACCACCTTCGCCTGTCACCACGATAGAACCTGCGGATGTTTTGCCTGTTAGTGTGTTTAGTAAGAGTGTACTCATGTTTTATCCTATTAAATACCCACCAAAATGACTACTCGTACCTGCCGCTCCTCCACTTCCAGGGTAATAACCAGAAGCTGTATCATCCGCATGATAATAATATGCAGCAACAGTATCATTTGCAGCTAAATTTAATACATCATAAATTTGCCCTGTCCGTGACATCCCTGTACCACTAGAGTCAAGAATAAGATTACCAGAATATCTAGCATCATTTTTATAAAGATATATATACCTTGTACCACCAGAAGCATGAGAATAAGCTATTGCCCAAAAGTAATACAAACCTGATACTGGAGCAGTAAATTTGTAAGTACTAGTATTATAGTGACTTCCAATATTGTAATCTGTAGTATTAAAAGCCATTATTGTAGTTGTATTGTGAGTTATTTCAATCCATGAAGTTCCTGAATTATACGCTCTAAATGCAGGTCTAGCAGGAGTTAGTACTCTACCACTGCTATCCATTGTTAAACCATCTGCACTGCCTCCAGAACTTCTTATAGCATCTACTTTTAATGTACTCATAGTACTACTAGCCTCCCACCTGATTCAATCGTTAGTGTTACACCAGAAGCAACAGACAAAGTTCCTGTTGCATTAGCGTTTTCAGTTGCCAATATAGTAAGATCAGAAGTTAGAGACTGTGCATTAGTCCTAAACAAACCCCCTGCCTTAAAATTACCTTTGTTTTCTGCGGCAGGTGTAACTGTCTCAAAAGTTCTGCCAAAGAACATTACAAAGATGTTATTACCTGAATTAGAAGAAGGTGCGGCAGTAAAAGTTAAAGTTACTCCATCAGGTACGGTATAAGCTCCAGTAGGCTCTTGAACCACTCCGTCTACGGAAACCACAATATCTTGCTCAGAACTTACCGTATTATTTAAAGTGAAAGTAGTAGTGCTACCATCCCCACTAAACTCTTGTCTTGTAGGTAAACTAGAGAAAGCCGTTGATGGACTTGTGCCATAATAAGGCATTAGCTTGTAATCTCCATAATTGATAGCACAGTATCTAGTGAGTCTGCGGTGTTAGAAGCAACTTGTAAGGTATCTCCTGACTCCATAATAATCTTATTACCCCCCATATATTCAAAACTAGATCCAGCAGGGATCGGTATGGCCTTTGCCAAGAAAACAGACTGACCTGCCATTAGTTTTATATCGGCTGTAATTTGGCTTGAAGTCGTGTTGGCTAGAGTTAATCCTATAACAACCGTTGCGGTAAGATTTGTAGTATTTGCCGTATACACGCTCATTAGTGCATTAGCAGAAGTATTGGCTCCACTATACACTTTATTTTTAAAGGTATTAGCCATTATCTACTCCTATGCTACATCATCTAATAAAGCCGCTACTATGCAGTTTGATGTTCCAGATGCAACTAATGCGTGAATATCTCCCACTATTTGTTTTGGCAATCTAGCACAAAAAAACTCATTCTCTCCAATATGAAATGCCTCTGTTGCGGTAGAAGAAGGAGTGCTTCCGTCTATTGTTAAATACACAGTGCCAGAACCTACATTTTTTACAAATAAAAACATGACTAAATCATTTGTGTGTATAGCCGTTAACCCTGTATCATCGTTAATAGCGGCTCTAGGAATAAAAGATCCTGCCATTAAATCAGTATCATTGGTATCTACGCTAGTAAGTTTATAGTACCATTTTTGACTAGCATCATCACTCCCACCTGGAGTCGGACTTACTGTCATTGTTGACGAAAATACTTTTGAAATTTCATCAGGTAAACCCTGAACTTGTATTGTAGCTATTGCATCATCTGCCATTTTTACCTCCTATATCAGCCCAAAGCGATGGCAAGTGCTGTGGGATCGTCCGTAACGTATCCAGCACTCGTTAAATACGTTTTTACATTAGATAATGCCACCTGTCTCATTACTCCACCTGTACCACCATCATTAACAACAAGATTATCCGCGTCTAATAAAGTAATAGTATCCGTAGACGCATTACCGTCAATTATATTTAACTCGGTTGTCGTAACACTAGCACCATCCAATATCTCTAATTCAGCCTCAGTAATAGCCGCACTACCGATTGTTAGTCCTGTAGAGGTCAAAACTCCAGCAATAGATACGTTATTACTTGCATCTTCAATAACAGACTTTTCAGCAGGTAACGTACAGAATATCTGCCTTGTTCCAGCACTCCAGTTCACTGCACTATCACTATTGCTAGATTGTAAGATAGTTGTTCTAGCTAAAGTTGTGCCACTAGAAGCATAAGTTCCTACACCAACCTCAAAATTGGTTCCGTCAGTACAACAATAATATGTCGTGTTGGTGTTGCCAATAGAACCAAAAGTTTCAAAACCAGTTACGGCTCCTGCAAGGGTATAGGTTCCTGTGCCTGTAGTAGTAGTGGTTTCTCTTACACGATCAGCAACGACATGAGCCATTATGCAATCCTTATTATAGCGTTAGAAGCATCTGCTGTTGGAAATGTTACAGTAAATGTACCAGAAGTAGAAGTTTTGTTACTTGTAAAATCTAACACCGCTACGGCCTTGTCACTGTTAGTATCGTTATAGATTAACGCACCCATTGCAGTAATTGTAGCCGTTGTAAAGCTTATATCTGAAAAATCAGTAAGAGCCGTTGTTCCTGAAGTAGTCGGTGCAACTTTTGTTAAAGCTCCTCCACCAGCAGTATAAGATCCGCTATTTGCCACTTCGCCAGTTGTGGTGTATGCAGTTGTTGCGGCCCCTAAAGTAGCCGTAGTAGAAGATTTTCCTCCTCCACCCTCTGCGTACAAGGCAAGCTTAAAAGCATTGCCGTTAGTTGCAAAATTATGTGTGCCTAACATCAGTTCTTGCTTAAAAGATGTACACATTGCTTGAGTAATTGCCATTATAGCCTCCTTATGATATTTGCTAATTCTTTGTTACCAGTTTGTTCAATTACTTGAATAATTGTAGCACGTTCTTCTTTCTTTGCCAAATCAACATATCCTCTAAGTAGATTTCTTACACGATCAGCAAACAAACGAGCTTGTTCTTGTATAGCAGGAGGAGCATTATCTGCTACATATACTATTTTATCCGTAGCCATATCAGCAATCTGGTCGCTTGAAAAACCACCATTTTGAGAAGTATTTACTTTTACGTTACCTATCTCTGCTGCATTAATTTGAAACATGATTATCAACTCCGTTTAGTTTTTGTATATCATGTCTTCCAAAAAGTATAGGCTTATTGTCTATAGGCTCTGGTGGAGCAATTTCAGACTGTTTTGTAATTAAAAGACCTTGTTCGTTAAATTGTTGAACCAAAGGATCGTCTAATCTGTGATATCCATACAATTTTTCACTATCAGGTACATTCGTATCTAACAACCCGGATCTGTTAGCAACTTCTACTTTTATACCTTTTGACACAGCCGTAGCACACCAGAACTCTGTGCAAGCTCTGCCAGATTCTGCCATATAGATATTGTCCTTATATGTATAATCTATCCCATAAAGGCAAATGGAAGAGACATTACGATATATAGCATAACCAATAGCGTAAGGTACAGTGTTGTTAAAATAACAAAGATTGGTAGATTTAATGACCTCTTCGAGTGGATATAATTTAAGATTTTTGACTCTTTTATCCAGTTGGCAAGTGTAGATAGGATTTTTGTTCTTTTTAAGAAATTCATTGGCTATGCCTGTTTGCAGTCCTGCGTTATCCGTATCTAGAAAACGGGATACAGGATCCATCATAAAGGTCTTGTCCACATGAATTATTGCACCAATACAATTAATCCCCCAAACTTCATCAAACTTTTCTGATCTTATTCGAGCCGCTATGTAATCTGCATAACTTCCTCCAAGCCCAATTATCGCTACTCTCATGTTCTTGGTCTCTCTGGCAGTCCTCTCCTGTACGAATCTGCATTTTCTCGTGCTTCAGCGAACTCTTTTAGTCTTAATAAAGATTCTGAATATCGATCGCTGTACATTTTCAATACATCTGCTTCACCCTTCATAAACACATAAGCCTCCATCAGGCTTCCATATAAAAGAGCATTAGGAGCGTTTGTACTTAGCCAGGTTGTACCACTATCACTTCCAGCAGTTAAACTAGTAGGTCTATAATAATAATGAACCTCAGTAACATACGCAGCATCTGGAGTTGGGGCTATAATAAAATTAGAAGAATCGAATAAAGCATAATACTTTGGGGTACCTGTAGTTGATGAGTTAGGATTATACTCTTGAATATAGTTAACATCCTTCTGTAACAAAAACTCTTTAGAACTAGAATTTGTTATAGAAACACTAAAAGCTGATAGAAAGTCAGAAGGCACAGCAAGATATTGATTACTTATAGTCATCGATGCTGTAGCGTTTTTCCTAAAGTACTCCAAATCTACTGATTTAAGAATCCGTTCTTCTGCCGTTTTTATAAATGTATCAAGGGTTGCCACAAAAGTAGTTTCTGCGTTATCCGTATAACTTTGGATGGCTGTTTTTAGTCCTGAATATGTAAAACTCATGATGTAGTCACCGTAACTGTTCCAACTGAAGCCGTAACCTCAAAAGATTCCAATAATTTACCAATTATACCATCTCCACTATTCGTATAAACCACAAAACCAGTAGTTTCTGTAGCAGTATCTGGTCGAGCGTTTCTAATAGTCTGAGCGTCTGCTCTGACCCTTTTAGGCTCTAGTTGCGGATGTTTAGGCTCATACTCATCTTTTCCAACAAGAGAACCATTCCACTCAAATCTCATATCCCTTAATCTGTACCTAAATCCAGATCTATCCGATATTCCATAAGCATGCTTTCCTTGTGCAAACCCTGCCATTATACCCTCATATAGTCCATTCCAGGCTGAAGCTTCAAGGAAACTCTATCTTCATCCTCATCTGCGGCTCGTTGAAATTCTTCTTCGTAAATAGACTTTAACATCTGAACTCTCTCAGGGGCTTTCTTTATCGCTATATAATAAGCTAGTCCAGCAACCATACAAGGTAAAAACCTAAACGGAGCATCCGTAGTATTTTGCAACGCATCAACGTCCTGAATCCTATTTACATAATAATAAACTAGGGTATCTGTAGAGTCATTCGGAGTTGGCCATAGCGTTATTGATGGGGTCACTTGTCTATTGTAGAAGTACTGTGTTGGTCTGCCTGTATTCGTTTTATTCGGTATAGCTAGATACTCACTCCTAGACATCTTACTAAGAGAAGTATCAACACTACTACTATTCCTTACGACCACCTCTAACAAATCGGTGTAGTTTGATGCCAAAGAATATGCAGCAGTACCAGAAACAAGAGACAAAGTAGCTTGTGTAACCGTCCATAAATTTAATCCCCTGTTTGCCCAATCAGCAAACATAAGGTTCATGGATCTTCTTGCAGTACGAGCGTCATAGCCAGTTCTTACTTCTAAACCGCAACGCTCATACGCTTCTTCAATTATCTCAGCGACATCAAGGTCAAAATCTCTAGAACTGGACGTTGTCATTTCTTCTTTGCCCTCTTCTTATATGGCCCTCTTTTCTTACCTTTTGCTTTTGCCTTCGGCTTTTCTTCCCAAGCCTCGTTTTCTGGTGTGCTAGGATCGTCAGCTATAAAATGCCCTTGCTCATTCCTTGCACGAATTTTAGCCCTAATTCCAAATATATCAGGCATCTTGGGAGTTTTAAACCTATAAGAAATAAGTTTATACCAAGTTATAAGCAATCTACCCATATTCTTTTCGCAACTCTAAGACTACACTATATGTATCGCCACTAGAGTGCCCCACAGTTGTAAACTGCATGTCTCCTGTCTTTCCACTACCAGCATTGTTTGTAAGACCACCAAAAGAAGAATAATCATGATGGCCAGACTGATTCTCACCTAACTGCATAGCAAGAACATCACTAGTGGCATCAAAAAGAATATTCACTTTCATACCAATGCACTGCCACCATATCTTTTGTATAGCAACTCCTGTGCATGTTGAGCCATCTGCTCCAGCTCCTAAAGCACTAACGTCAACTTTTGTAACTGCACTTTCTCCAGTTCCATCACTAACATTGGTAAATTTCATGACGGCTGTCTTGACACCGTCCTGTATAGTTTGACTTGTTACTGTGTCAGCCATTTAAATCTCCTTGTAAAAAGGGGGATTTCTCCCCCTATAGATTAAGCCTCGTATCCAAACAACTCAATAAGCAACTTACCTGCTGTATAATCAGCATCAGTTGTTGCACCTAGAGTAAGATATAAATACTCATCAGCAGCTGGAACTCCAGTAAAAGTAACAACACTACCAGTCGTTGCGTCACCTGAATTTACTAACAATGTTTCTGATAAGCTAGAAATAGCTCCATCTTCAACACCTGTACCCTCAGTTGCTGAGTGTACGTTAATGTCTGGGTCACCACCTGCCGGAGCTTCAAAACAAGTCATGCGACCTGCAAGTATAGTTCCATTTCTTGCAGCAGTTATTTGCCCAATGTGACAGACATTAGATGTACCGTTCACACCAATAATGTCGCCACTTGCTGTTGACCTTAACCCTGTTAAATCAATAAGAATGCTAGTCTTTATTATTCCACCTTCTCGTATAACAGAGCTTCTGTAAATAGTTCCTGTACCACCAGTAATACCTGTACCAGCCTCAGTTGCCATTGTATTAGCATCCAAAGATGCAAAACCTGCCGAAGATACAGACATTTGAGTTGTTTCTGCACCTGTGGTAGAATTTGTAGCTATTGAAGAATAACCACCTTCGGAACGTAAGGTTCCTTTAAATGTTGTATTAGCCATATGTAATCTCCTTGTCTTGGCTATTGTCAGTTACCCAATGTAACTGTCAAGAATAAATCATTATAACAAGTAATTTAAAAAAATAAAGGGCGACTTTAGCCGCCCTTCATAAACATAGATAAAACCAAGCTTACGCTCCGGGAGAACCGTATACGCAACGTGGGTCAGAATAACCAAAAGAATAACGCTCACGAGCCTTATATCTCATGTTACCTGTGTCAAAGTCTGCTTCCATATTAGTTGAAAGAGGTGTTCTTTCAAAATGTAGGAAACCCCTTGGAGCGTCAGTCATAACGAAGAATGCATCGGTATCAGTTAAAAAGTCATTAACTGAGTATCCTTCAGGCAACATTCCCATGTTGCTCATAGCATTTACGTCATTATCCGCTGTTCCGGGACGCAGTGTTGAAGACATTAACCTGTCAGCGATAAACTGCAACTGACGAGGAATAATAAGCTTCATGCCTCGAAGTGCGACCTTCAAGCCTCTTTCATCAGTATAACCAGCGATATCAATGAGAGCGTTCTCAAGAGAAGTCTCATTCAAATCTGCAGCTGTAGAAGGTTCATTTCTCAACGTACCACCATTTGTTAGTGGGTGGTCAGTTGCACAAAGTTCCTTTCCATCACCGCCTGTCACCGTGGAGTCAAAAGCGTTGTTAAGAACAGCAGCTGCCTTAACTTGCTTTGTGTGTGCCATGGATCGTGCAAGAGCACGAGTATAACGAGAAGAAAGTCTGTCATACAGATTATCTTCCACAGCTTCCTCAGTAATTGAGAATGCTAGTGCTATAGTCTCGTGGTTGTACCTAGCAGTGAAAGATTCTACCGCATCATCAAATGATACAGCCGAACCTTCAGACTTAGTTGGTGCAGCTCCAAAACCAGAGAGCATTACTTCTTCTTCAAATGCACGATCTGAAGACTCAGTAGTGTAAATCTCTGCGTGTTGGTTCTCATACCGAGCGTATTCCATGCCAAATAAGGCATTAAGACCAGGCTCGAGTTCTTTAGAGAGTTGTGCTCTAGAAATTGCCATTGATTTAACTCCTTACACAGCAGTCGTAGAAACAGTACCCTGTGCAATAGACCCAGTAGGTGCATTGAAGTGGTTGTTTATACGAACGATTAATGGGATACCAGCAGCAGTGTAATCTGAGTTTGCAGGGTCATCTAGGATGCCCATGATTCTCAAAGCATGCGTGTTGGTGGTTGCTACGGTATTTAAATCCGCAGTAGCGGAAGACATACCTGTGGTAGTTGAGCCAGCGTTACCTGTTGCAAATTGTATGTTCGCAAAAACAGAGGTTCTGACTTCAGCCTCTGTGTTTTGACCAGACACAACATTAGACGTTGCAATAGTGAACAATTGATCTGGATCATCATACAAAAAAGCCTTTACAGGATGATTTGAATCTGCCCCAGAACCAGGCCAGTAGTTAGAATAAATTTTTTCACCGGTAGTTGACGATACATATTCACAGCCGTTAAAAACTCCAACAATAGAGACAGATCCACCAGCAGCAGCTTGCAGATCATCAATAACACCAGCAGCAAGCGGAATAACCGCCATGCCCTGATATATTGGGTTAGAGTTATCGGAGGCTATGCGATATTCTGTCAAACCAGTAGAATTGGTGCTTGAACCAAGCTTGCTATGCGGTCTTAGACCGAAAGCTCCATTAGCATTTGCCATATTATAGCTCCTTCAAAAAAGGGTTTCATTTATTGGAGTCTCCTTGTGATCCTCCAAAGGTTACACGACTTTGCCTATCATTAGTTATAGGCATTGAAGGATGTTGTTCCTTCATTAAGTCAGAATCCACAGCTTGCATTTGTTGGCGGGTCCGGGTCCCGAAATACTCGGCTCTTTCATGTACTGTCTCTTCAGGGATGCGGGCTAGCATCAATCCACCTGTTCCAATCATTCCTGCGTACTTCCCATCTTCGATAGTCGGTACATCCATATCAGGGTACTCATCTGAACGGACGGGTTCCCACCCTTCCTGTAGTCTGGTGTAGACATTTGTTTTGTCGTCTTCACCTCTTACTTCAGTTCGTATCCATCGATGCACATACCCATCTGGGGCATCAGGTGCTTGTAGGCGATTTGGTGGTGCCCACGGCTTTCTGCGTGAATCAGCTTCACGAGTGTTTTGGTTCCTTGGTTTTCTGTCTGTCATCTCTAATCCTTTACATACCTAGCGTATTCTTCAAGCGGAACATTTAACCTTTTAGCCATCGCAATTTGTGATGGCGTGAGTTTGACCGACCTGCGTCCCTGTTTTGTGTTGCGGGAAGCCGAAGCAGCAGCAGGGGCGACCTGTGCTCCATTCCCGTTATTCTTCCGACTAAACTTATGAGGAAACTCATCCTTCATGCGTTTATCGATCTCACTATAGTACTCATCGCTCTCTGGGTCAAACCCTTCTTCTTCAACCATGCGTTTATGAATACCAAAAGCAGCGTAAGTCATTGTATTATCTGACCCAAACCACTCATTTTTTTCTGCCCAAGTCTTCGCTTTTTCAGAAACTTTAGGAGGTTGAGGCTGTGCTTGAGGTTGTTTAGGAGCCTCTGCTTGCACTGTTTCTGTCTCTTTTTCCACTTCATTCTCTGATTTAGCCATCCTATATCGCTCTTGTTCGATAGCGATTTTTGCTAAAGCTTGTTGGGCTTCGACCATTTTATCGGTGTCACCAGCTTCATGAGCCTCTTTATACAGGCGTTTGGCCTGATCTTCCTGACTCTCTAGCCGGGTTCCATATTCCATCAAGTAACCCTGATCGAGATTCTTCATCCTACTTTTAAGATCTTTATTCTCTTCCAGAAGTTTCTGCGATAACCGTTGAGCTTCCTCACGGTCACGTTCTTCCTGACGGTACTTAGAGGTAAGCTTCTTTATACGCTCTTGGACACCTTTACTATAATTCTCTATTTCTTCAGCCTGTGAAGTTTCTTCAGAGCTTTCTGTAGCCTCCTGTTGAGAAGTACCCTCTGGCTTCGGATCTTCAACTTGAACTTCTACAGTTTCTCCTTCTTCAGAACTAGCTTCAGTTTCTATTTTTGTTTCTTCCTTGTCAGTCATGACATCTCCTATATATGGTAAATATCGTCTGGCTCAAGAATAGTTGCGATTATTTCATCATCGTTTAGAATCCGAACTTCACCACCTTCAATCTTAAACCGAGAACCTGCATAGCGTCCTATACACACCCACTCGCCCTCTTTACACCAGGGTTCAGCGTTTTCCCCAAACTTGTTGGGGTCTTTGTATGCCATAGGGCCTACTCGTAGAACATAAGCTACAACCGTAGCTAATGCTTCCCGTTCTCTTATCTGATCAGGAACAATTAATCCTCCATCCGTCTTTACTCGTCCTTGATAAGGCATAACAAGAATACGCCAACCAGTTGGTTGCGGTAATCTTTCAAGCAAGGATTTTTCTAGAAGGGAAGGATCTAAGACCTTATTATTTGCATCAACATAAGCTTTTTTAGCGTTCTGTTGTTTTTCTTCATTTCTTTTCTGCACTATATGGTCAGGAACGTATAATGTCTTCTGCATCGTCAGTGTTTTTCTCCAGCAGGGCTTTAAATTCCATTCTGGCAAAGGCGATGCCCCGTATCTCACCTACCATCATTTTATACTGCTCCCAATCTTTGGGAACATCATTAGCAAGAGCATCTTTTAGTTGTTCTTCACGCTCTCCTAAAACCTTATACATATGTTCTGCATATGTTACAACATCCATTTTTAAAAAGTACCCTTAAAATATTTTAGTTTTTTTAACGCCCTTGGGATAAAGGTTCCAACCTGAGTTTATGTTCATAATAAACCCAGCATCCTTAATAGCTTTATCAAACCGTTTCATAGAACCACCAAATTGTTTATCAAAAGCGTCCTCTTTAACTAGTTCAGGTTTAATTGATTTATTTTTCTTATACATTTGTATCTCCTTAAAAAGTGCCCTTAAACTGCCCACCACGGGAATAACCCTTAGATTTTACCTGACCACCTTTTTTAGCTTCATAGACTTTAGGGGATTCATATTTTTTCTTTTCCTTCTTTTTAAATTTTGGCGAAAAAAGCCAGTTTAACCCTCTACTTGTAAGATTCTTTAATTCATCAAAAGAATAGACCCCGCTACCGTCTGTATCTCCAAACTTCCCTTTTTTAACTTCTATAGTTTTCTTGTTACTTGTAGTCGTATCTGGCTTCTCGGACATAATTCTTCTTGTACGCCTACGCCTATGAGCTTGTTTTTCCTCAAGATCCTGTCTAGCCAGTTTACTGCTCATTAAAAAAGTCCTTTACAGCCTGTTCCTTTAACAGCGGCACCTGTGCCTGCCATAGAATATCCAACACTACCGCCAATCGTATAACCTTTCATTTTAACATGGCCACCGCCCATATAACTGGAGTATTTTCTAGTGGATGAGTCTTTAAAGAAATGCTTTCCACCTTTTGTGTACATATACATTAACCCATCAGAGTCCTTTAGTCCTCTCTTAAAAGCTTCTTCAAACGCTTGGCCTTCATCTATAACTATAATGTTTTCGTCTTTTTCTGCCATATCTTATCTCCTTAAAAAGTTCCTTTAAATTGTCCACCATTAGAATAACCTCTGTTTACTAACTTAATCAAGTCAGACCTTCCTTCGTTCTTTAAACCCTGGTGTAAAGACATTTGATCTGCAAGAGGACCACCATAAAATCTATCTCTAAACTTCTCTAAATCTTCTATAAGTTCAGGTCTTGGTTCTTTTTCTCCTGGCATATCTTATCTCCTTAGTTTAGTTCGAAATGTGGGCCGTCTATAAAAGGCCGTCTGCCTTGCGATCTGCGTAAATCAATATATGCCATCATAGCATCTTCCATGGAATTTTCCCACCCCCTAATATCATCAATATGCCAACTAGCTCCCCATCTTACGGAAACACCTACTTTTACAGCAGCTTCTTGCATAGCATCAGCTAGATCATCGTACAAATTCAGTTCCCAGCTTGCTTTACCGTCTACATACGCCATAAGGTCCACTGCATCACCAGTTAGATGCTTACTTTTAAGTGTTTGTGATTTCCCAGCATCAAACAGTTTTTGCTGTTCTTCAGGGGTTCGGAGGCCATATATGCATCCAAAATCGGTTTTTGTAAGGGTTATGGCCGTTTTTACAACCTCAACCAACTCAGGCTTTACACCCTCTAACTTTGCTAAACTTCTACTCGATAAACTAAATGCCATGTTATTTTCCCTTTTTCTTTGTTTTTTTCTTCTTTTTCGGTGGCTTGGTTACCTGTTTAGGTATTTGTGCCCTAGTTATAGCCATTACTTCGTTAACCCTTTTGTCTTTTCGTATGACCTCAAACCTCCGATTCCGAGCATACCGCCCAAAACAGGAAGAAGCGTACCTACATCAAACTGAGGTAAATCAGGTGTTTCTAACCCAATGTAGGCAAAAATAAATATCAATAATGGCTGGAGTACAAAATGATAAGCAAACGCAATTCCGCAGGTCCAGCCCACAAAGGGTCTCCAACCGCCCTTAAACAGCGAACCTGAAGCCGCCTCTGCCTTATTTATCTCTAATTGAGCAAGCATAGCCTCTTGAGCGTGTTTCTCGCCCATGGTGGCAATTTCGTGAGCTAAAGCCGCCTTTTGGTCTTTATCCTCAATAAACTTGTCTAGAAGACCTGTAACTGGTCCTACTAAAGTTGTTAATACGCTCAAACTGGCACTCCTCTTACTTCCAGTAAATCCTGTAGGTTTTTCTCCTTCTTCCCACCATCATACTCCCAAGCATAGCCTTTTTCAACCATCTCTATGTTTATACTGGTTTCTTCTTCGTGAGAATAAAACCAACCTAACATTCTACCATATTTACCATCTTTTTCTGTTTTTACAATTAATTTCTCGCAACCCTCAAGGCGAGTCTTTAAATAAGCCTTTGCTTCAAGGCCAAAAACTTTTTCTTCAGTGTCTCTGGTTCTACTCTCGGGAGTATCTATACCAGCAAGACGCACACGTTCCTTTTTGGAAAGGTCAAACCCCAAGTCTATCACAACATCAACCGTATCGCCATCAATAACTTTAGTTATTTCTTTAACTGCATATTCGTACATCACTCCTCCTTATTTTTTCTATTTAACACACTCCCTGTCAGTATAGCACCAAACGACAGATGAAACAAACCCCCACCCATTAAAGTGTACGGATCATGGTGGTCTGTCATCTTTCTCATTAATTCCATCTGAAGTTGAGCATTTTCCATTGTGTTCATTGTAGCTATAAAACTTGCTATTTCTGGTCTGTTTACTCCATACCATACAGGAACAAGTACAAAATCAAACAAACATATAAAGAGATAGACACCCAAAGCTATGGATTGAAAGTTAACCTTTTCCATTCTCTTTTGCTCTACTCCAAGCAGTAGCACCCATAAACACGGACACAATACCTAAGTTAGCAACGACATAGGTGCTTAATAATGCAGTGACCATTTCAATACGGCTATCAGGAATAACAGGCGACATAGCCAGTAATATCAGTCCTATGGACGTAATAGAAGAAACCCAACAAATATATCTTTGTTGATTTGCCATTAAATCCTGATCCCTTACACGGATCATTCTTTCTTCTTGTTCAATTTCTTTATCTGTGATTATCCCATCTCCGTCTAGGTCGTATTCGGAAAATTTAGTATCTTTTTGAAACTTCTTTTGGGTCATTTAAACGCCTCCTTCATTGCACTCATCAGGTCTTTGATTGTAACTCTTTTGTCTTTGGGGTCGTAGAGACATACGAGTTCTCTAGGACATGCATCAATACTTTCCATAATTTCAATGCCTCCTGATCCGTTAGCTCCCTCGTAGAGGCACCAGTACTGCCTCGTTGTCTTCCCCCGGAAGCTTTCATGGACTTTCTCGACTTTTTTAAGTCTGCAAATCGTGTATCCTCCGTTGTCAAGGGTTGGCCTCCTATAATGCTCATGTGCTTCTGTCAAGCAAGAGGAGACCGTAAGCAAAAGCAGCGAGGACAGCAATGCCGATACCAAAGGTACAGATGCCAATAGTCCAGAATAAAATCTTTTCTTTACGTTCTTGTGCTTCATAAACTTCCTTCTGTCTACGCTTACGGATTTGCCCTTCCATCTGAATCAATTCATCCCAAGCTTTGGTTCCATGGGTGAACATTATGAAAGTTTTTAGCTCGTCTCGCTGCTGGTCTAATTTTTTCTTGGCAGCGAAGGCTTCTATAGCTTCCTGCTCTATACTCTGTCCATTAAATACTTTAGAAAATAAGGTAGGGTTCTTTGCTCTTTTCTCTATGTTCGCTACGTCTGATACAGCCCCCATCCATTTAGATAGGTCAGCCGTCATAGCCTCCAGCTCTCGACCAGCCATAAAAGCTTTTTTTATCCCACCAAATGCGGCAGTCGCAGTTGAAATGGCCGCACTTATGGTGAGAGGATCCATATTACATCCGCATAATTATACTTATGAGTAAAAGAACAATAGCACCAGAAGTGCCAATAAGGATAGATTCAATACGCTTAACACGGTTAAACAAATCTTTAAACTGAATACTGGTTTCAGTCTCGAGGCGAGCCGTGCGTGTATCAAGATCGTTAACCTTAGTGTTAAGGTTTGTAACCGATGGCTTCATGTTATCCTCTATTGTCTTCTAAGGGTGGATTGTCTCTGAACGTCAATACGTTCTCTGTTAACTTCGTTTCTATCATCCGCTATTTCCTCTTGTAACTCAAGACGTGCGGCATCTGTTGCGGCTCTCTGTTGCATTTTCATTTGCTCCAATAATAACTTTTCCTGCTCCAACTGGGAGTCATTAGCAACTTCTTGTTGTTTAATGGCCAGTTCCTGCATTCTGATTTTCACTAACGGATCTTCGTTTGCTCCGGGTGGTGGAGCAAGCTGGGCAAAGACCGTTTGCATAATTTCTACCTCTAACTGGGCGACTCTGTCCTCGACCTGTTTTGGGTCCTGCAGTGCAGATTCCAACTGATTGACATGGTTTTGTGCGTCCTGAACAGGAACTTTACCCTGCTGGGTTGCTACGTCTAACTCAGTGATCTGATCTGTAACTTCTTTTTCAACCATCATTCTGGCCTTATATGCGATGTGTTCCAGTAGGTGACCGTACATCGTCCCCATTACCTGTGGGGAAGTTAACACCATGGGTGTTTTCATAAACTGTATGTGCACGGCCATATGGGCATCGTGCGACTGATCTGGAAACGACTGTAGTAGCTCACCCCCCAAAGCCCTCGCATTCTCGATTGCGGGATCTGTGGGCACAGGCTTCTTAGGGGGTGGCAATATCTCTTCTATGTTTTGAACCTCAAGAGCCTGATACATCCTTCTATACGCACTATGGAGGTTATGTATTTGAGGATTTGACTGAGCCATTTGAAGCTGTGTCTGTGCCAGCGTTACTCTTTGAGCCATAGAAAAGATGTTCGGGTCGCTAACAGGTATAACATCTATACGTCCATCGAAATCTTGTGCTTTAATTTCCTGTGATACTCCTGCTACCTCATACGGATATACAGGAGGTAGATTCTCCCCAAGTATTCTGGCGAGAAGTCTAAATTCTGTTTTCTGAGCATAATGCAGTCTTTTATGAATCGCAGACATAACTTTCATGCCTCGCTCCAAGATCGCCATAGTTGTGCCTACAGGTGCCTGTCCACTGCCTCCCTCACCAATCTTCTGGTCAGCTATGGAAACAAATCTACGTCCACCTTCAATTAAACTTCCAAGAAGTGACGCTAGAGTATTAGACGGCTCCTTATACGGAAGTGGAATAATAGCATCCCTGATGTTGCCACCGGGGGCATCTATATCTCTAAACTCACCAGGTTGTAACGGCTCGTCATCATTTCTTACCCTTACGCCTCGTGCCTTAAAACCAGCAGGCAAGTTGGCCAGTGTTCCCGCATCAATCAACTGCCTCAATATGCTAGTAACAGCTCTACCCAATCCTCCAAGCATATGCACAAGTCCAAAGCCATAGAACCCTAGTCCAGGCATAAACTTGTAATGCACAAAGTATTGTCTCTTTCTTTTTGCCTGATCACCCTCATCATAGTTTCGTCTGACGGCAAGAACCTCACTGCTGTCCTTATCTATAGTCACGATGTAAGGAAGCTTTATGCCTGTCGGCTCACCGTCAAGCCCTGTGTCCTCGAATCCCTCGAGGTCTATATCAACGTGCATTTCCAGAACCGTATGCACGTCATCTGTGTAGTTCTTGGAAATACCCTCTAATTCATTAACTTTCTTTCGCACGTCACTCGGTTCGTCATCTGTACCAGTAGCTAAGTCAATATCCTTGTAGACTCCTGCAACTTGCATCTTGCGTACCTCATTTGCGTCCATCCTTAAAACATGCGTAACACGAGACGCTGTCTGTAGATCACTAGCAGAATATGGTACAACCAGATCTTGAGCAGGTACGAACTTAGATACGGCTCTCTGTTTGGACTCATCGAAATAAATCTTCTTAAAAGTTGATCCTGAGAGTGGTAAATAGAAAAGCATCTGATCGGTGTCAGGGTCGAACTCTTCCATAACCTCTATCAACTGGTAATTCATAAATTCTTTTACTCGATGTGCCTGTGCTTCTCTCTCACCATTCTGCAAACCAACGAGGTTCACGGTCACTGGACCGCCAGCAGGGAGCAACTCTTTATACGCCTGTGACTGAAATTGTGTCACGGACTCGGAAATCAATGGATGTGTTACACCACTTGCCCCTTCAAAGGGTCTTGTTCTTTCATCGCTCTGTATACCAAGTAAATCCAAACCCTTAACATATGTCTGTTCCCATTCTGACCGGGAATCATAATCCTCATTATAGGAACCAAGAAGTTCCGAGGACAGGGAGCCAAGAGCCGAATCGTCCAGCATCTCTGCAAGGTTTGCGTTGTGATCGTATGCTTCAGCCATAACCTCGGTTATATCACCAGTTATAGACTGAACGATCGCTCCACCCTGACCGTCATCTATAATCTCTGCCCCACCTGAGAAATCCTCGGGTGTTGCTATTTCAACTTCAACTTCTGGTAGCTCGGGGTCTACTCCCCCCGGCATCATGCCAGAATCTACCATAGATCCTACGGGTCGTGTTACCATCAGTAGTACTCCCTTCTTTCGGGTATATAATCCTCTTCATCGTCCTCTCCGTCAAGAAAAATAAATCCTCCTTGTCGAAAACGCAAGATAGCCATAGTCATGCTATCACAAAAGTCGTCATGATCACCATACGGGAAAGCTGCGACTTCTTCAATAACTTCTTCTGCAAATTTTCTATCAGCAGGTGCCCAGACCCGTCCAGCCTCGAACATCGGAGCAGCCATATGCATCCTTGTAATCTTGTCATTCCCCTTATTCGGTGAATAACTCAGGGCAGGTATCCCTCGGTGACGCAATTCATCCATTAAAGGCGTACCTGACGCTTTAGCCTCGATTAATACCATATCAGGCTCCCAGTATTCGTATTCTTTGTACGCATGTTCTTTTAATTCGGGGAAATTCCAGCGTCCACGCTCTGCAGCCATCAGAATTATGTTGTCAGGACCCCCTTCTTGAGGTTGAAACACGCCCCAAGTGGTAATTGCACTGTAGTCAGCCGATTCTTTCTTAGAAAATGCCGTATCGTAGCTCTGCATAATATATTTTACAGGGGGTATGTCATCTTTTTCCCACATTTTCCACCATTCACGCTTTACAATCGCAGATTCTGCTGAAGTTGGCTGTTGTTGCCACTGTGCAGACCATTTGGCCACGGGCAAAGACGCTTTAATCGATAACAACGCATCTTTTTCCCAGAACTCAGGCCATAACGCCTTGTCTGACGGCAATATAGCAGGAAATTCCACGACCTCCCACTGATCGGACATCGCATCACCGCTCTGTGCAGCCAGTAATCGGCCTGTCAAGTCTTTTTTACCCCATCGAGTCATAACCAGAATGATGGAACCACCCGGCTGAAGACGCTGTCGAGGTCCAGAAGTGTACCATTCGTATGCATTATCAAACGCACTCTCGGATAAAGCGTCCTGCTCCGAGTGTGGGTCGTCAATAATGAACAAATCCGCACCACGACCTGTAACCGCTGCTCCAACACCAGCAGCAAAATACTCGCCACCCACGCTTGTTGACCATCGCCCCGCTGACTTACTGTCTTCCTTCAAACCCGTCTTTGGAAAAATGTCCTTATATGCAGGGTCATCGAGCAAATCACGCACTTTCCTACCAAATCGTACAGCCAGTTCCGTATTGTGTGTCGCCTGAATAATCTTCAGCTTTGGATTTCTGCCCAGAAACCACGCTGGCATCAGGTAAGACGCAAATTCCGACTTACTATGTCGAGGGGGCATGTTAATAATTAACCTCTTCAACTTGCCTTGTGCCACAAGTTCAAGCTTCTTCGCAATCACACGATGGTGATACCCCTCTATAAAGTTCTCATATACATGATGAGCAAAAGGCATGAACTCATTCTGTGCCTTCTCCCTTAGACTGATGTTAATCTCAGCCTGTTTAAGTGCTAATATTTCTCGAAGAGCTTCTTCAGGTACTGTTTCAAGATTCATTATATTGTAGACATATAACCTTTTCGGGCTTCTGGAGTCATTCCCAAAAATGCTCTTTGTTGCTCTGGAGACAATGTTAAATAATGCCTGTATTCTGCCTCAGAACTTAACCCAAGTTCAGTCATCATATTTTCAAGCCCACGTCCTCCACCATACTGACCAAGAAAGTTAAAGTTTTGATCTACTGGTTTGCCCACATCGGTCTGAAAACCACCACCTAACTCAGCACCCGAAAAAGGTTCCCCTTCTCGAGGGTTACTTGCTGTAAAATTTGACATTACACCAGCTTTACTGTCAGTATTTGATCCAAAGCCTGCAAAGAGTTTTGCAAACGGTAAGTTACTAATTATACCTTTTGCGTCATCAACAACTCTACTAAAACCTGTGCCTAGCTCCGACCCCATAGACTTAACCTCAGTTCCAAGGTGACTTGCCCTCTCACCAAGGCCCATGGCCTGATAGGCTTTAGGATCTATGCCAGTTCGCATAGCAGACTGCTTCTCGGAAAACGCAACACCATCCAGATCATATCCGGGGACAATGTACTGATAAGCATTGCTAGGTTCAAAGTTAATTATCCTACCCGTCCCTTCTTCATAAACAGGAGCCAAACCTTTTAACTTACCACTTAGACTCATCTCCCTCATTTTCGTAAGATTGGTTAACGCATCATACTGACTTAACCCTTTTTCTACAGTAGGAGACCCAACTAAATAACTAGGCTTTACTAACTGATTCATAGGGGTAGGATCTGCTTTTTTAAAAAAACCCTCACTTTTTGTATTATCTACGTTAGCGTTTTGTGCTTGTGACGCAAGAACAGCGTCACTTGGTCTATCAGGCATATTAGCTTTAAATATAGGCATATTATTATTGGTGCCGACTTTTTTAAATATGTTGTTTGGTGCTATATTAGCACCGCTTACTTTAATCTCTTTTTTTTCAATAGGTGGGTTCACAAAAGGACCTGCCCCACCTCTTCTTGGTGTTGGTGATGGGTTCACAAAAGGACCTGCCCCACCTCTTCTTGTAACCATTATACCCTCACTTCCGAATGAAATTAGAATTGATATTATTTTTTATGACATGAAAAACAAAATTTTACAATACAAAAAGCTATAACCACGGATCACGGCTCTCGGACCAATGAAAATGGATGGGAATGAATTTATAAAACAAGGGTGGGAGGGTGGGAGCCAGGCCGACCCCCCGATG